TAGCCCATGAGCTGGGAATAGAAACGATCCCTTGGGTGGCCACAACCCTAGCCGTTACCGCCGCCGTCACCCGCGTACTCGCCAACGCCTCGGTGGTCGCCTGGTTGGATAAATACCTTCCTGTTCTCTCTCCGGCACCACCGGAAAAACCCGCCACTGATACCCACCCCAAGCATCTTAAGGAATACCCTAATGACGACCCCACTGCTAACAGCTAGCAACGCTGCTGAACCGCTGATCTTTAACCCGCAAACCACCCTCACCGCCGCCCACAACGCCGATACTGAAACCCCGTCCCGTACCGTATCCGGTGTGATCGTCCCGTGGGGTACCCCAGGTTACACTTCCGTGGGCTTGATTACCGCCCAGCGGGGCAGTATCCAAGTCCCCGCCGACACCAAACACCTAAAACTCTTCCGTGACCACTCCGACGCTGGTGGAACCCCCGTCGGCTACGCCACCAAGGTAGAAGACACCGAAAAGGGCCTAGTGGCGTCCTTCCACATTGCCGACACCCCCGACGGCGATACCGCCCTGAAGGACATCAAGGAAGGCGTACGTGATGCCCTCAGCATGGAGATTATCGGTCAAGAAATCAGTGGCGACCTGCTCACCGCTGGGCAACTCACCGCCGTGGCCATTGTAGCCGTGCCCGCTTTCTCTGCCTCCCGTATCACCCAGGTCACCGCCTCCCACCAGGGCAACGCCGCCGCTGGTGGCAAGACAGGGCGGCTCACTATGCCTCCGACCGTCACCGCCACCCCACGCACCACCCCACTGACCGCGGGTGCTATCTACGACGCTCTATGCCGCCTCGACGACCCCACCGCCGACCAAACCCTGTTGACGGCGGCACTGAAGCAAATGAAGGTCGCAGAGTCTCCCTTGTTGACTTCTCCGCAGTGGATCGACCAGCTGTGGGACGGCCAACCGTACAAGCGCCTGTTCGTGGACAAGATGACCCACCAGGATTTGACCGGCCTCAAGCTAGAAGCAAATCGCTGGAAAACTCGCCCTACCGTCGATGAATGGAACGGTAGCGGCACCGACGTGCCCAGCAACGAAGCCAGTTTCGAGGTTGTCGAAGTGCAAGCCACCCGCCTAGCAGGCGCCAACAAGCTGCCCATCGAGTGGGTGCACTTCAAGAAAGTGAACCTAATCGAACAGTATTTCCTGGGCATGGCCGAGGACTACGCCGTCAAATCCGACAATAAGGCCTTAGCCGACGCTATCGCCCAGGCCACCGAGAAAGACCTGACCGCCCAGGGCCTAGGCCTGCTAGAAGCAATCCCCTACGCCAACCACGCCGTGTACAAGGCCGCCCGTGTCTATGCCGACGCTATCGCCGTCAACGACGAAGATTGGCTAGCCCTCAGCAAGATCAAGCAGCTGGAACTCCCCGCCTTGATGGAGACCCTGAAGATCAACCCGGATATCATCATCCCCACCGACCAGGTGGCCAAGGGCAAGATCTTCGCATGGCCAACCCCCGGCATTATCCACGGCGAGCTCCCCGGCTCCCCTATCCGTGCCGAAGCCCTCGACATCGCCAAGGGCCAAGTCGACGACGGCGTGTTTGGCTACCGTGCCGTCGTGGTCGCCCGCCCCGACGCCCTCGGCTATATCAAGTTCAAGGCATAACCAATGCTAAGCATCATCGACCAGGACGCCGTAGCGAAACAACTAGGCCTGATAGACGCCGATAAACAGCGCTTCAAAGCTATCTGCGATGCCGTGCATGCCCTGGTCGCCGCCTGGGTCCCACCCGCCCAGCATGACAGTGCCGCCGTCAAGCTAGGCGCCGAAATGCTAGCAGCACGGTTGTGGCGCCGCCGACAGTCCAGCACAGGCGTTGAAACGTTGGGAGACATCGGCACCATCTACGTCGCCCGCTACGATCCCGATATCGCCCAGCTATTGGGTATCGGTAGCTATGCCCCGCCAAGCGTCGGATAGGACACTCCCGTGAGCATGATAAAAGACCAGCTAGAACATCTTTGTGACCGGCTTACCGCCGCGGGTGTCGAAGCCGACTACGACCCCCAATACCTCAATCCTGACTGTGCGTGGGTCAGCCCTAGGTCGATCGAAGGCCAGTACCTCGACGGCACGTTGAAGATCAGCTTTGATATCTACCTCATCACCCCCGAGGCCGATATCGCCGTCGTCGTCGACCGTCTCGACGACCTCCTCCAGCGTGCCCTCAGTGTGGTAGGGGGCATGGTCACCGACACCGACCTTGCCACCAACGTCACTATGCCTAGTGGCGCCGTGTGTCCTGCTATGAAACTCACTATTCAACCGCCACGAAACTAAGGAATCCCATGGCCATACAGAACAAGATTGGCGTTACCGGCCCCGGCACCCTCGTCATCGGTGAAACCGCGTCCGGCCTCGATATCGCCCCACAGGTTACCAACTGCATTCTAAACTCCAGTGTTAAGGCTGGTAAGACCCTGAATTTCCTCGATGGTGGCGTTGGTCAGTCTCAACCTGTTTACTCCTACAAGTTGACTGCTACCGTTATTCAGAACCTCACCCTCAAGGGTGCCGTCGGCTACCTGTACGCCCACCAGGGCGAGACCGCAAAAATTACATTCGTACCCAACAAGATCGATGGGGCAAAATTCGAGGGCACAGTCCGCCTCGATCCGCCCGACGTCGGCGGTGACGCTGGTGAAGGCGACACTACTAAGCTGACCTTGGAGTTCGTTTCCAAGCCTACGTTCACCCCAGCCACCAAGGTGAACGGCATGGAGCCGTAATGGCTAGCGGGGGTGCCGCGGTAGAAATCCACGGGGCTAAAGAGCTCAGGCGCAGCCTCCGTAAAGCCGGGGCAGACCTCAAGCAAATGAGGGAAGTCAACAAGGCCGCGGGTGAGATTGTCGCCCGTGCCGCCCGCGGTAAAGCCCCAGTCAGTACCCTAAACAAGCGCACGCACCTACGCGACACAATACGGGTGTTTGCCACCCAAACCCGCGCCCGAATCCGCCTAGGCGCCAAGCCCGTGCCGTATTCCGCCCCCATCCACTGGGGGTGGCCAAAGCGCAGTATCAAAGCTAATCCGTTCGTCAGCCACGCCGCCCAGGAAACCGAACCCGCATGGTTGCGTTTATATGAACGCCACGTCAATAAAATACTGGACCAGATAGAAGGAACATCGAGACACTAATGACTAACATCACCGTGACGTATATCGACGGCAACGATCCCACCACCCAAACCACCAATATCATCAGCGCCGACCGCGTGCGCTACGACATTCACAGTAACCGTATGGGGTGGCCCCAGGCCACCGCCGCCCCCTTCCTAGCACTACATTTCTGCACCTGGGCCGCCCTCAAACGCGAACACAAAACCGACCAGGACTTTGAGACCTGGTTGGAAACCGTCGAGGACGTCGACTCCGACACCGAGGACACCGAGGACACAGCGCCCGCCCCCTTTTGATCCCGCCAGTACCGCCTATCAGCTCATGTGCCTGGCCAAGGCCTGGGGCACCGACCCTGACCACTTTTTCGATAAGGACGACACCTATATCGCCACCGCTATTGACATTCTAGAAAAAGCCCATAACCATGAGTAAAACCGCCTTCCTGTCCATTAAAATCCTCGCCGACGCTAAGAACGCCTCCCAAGAGCTAGACGAAACCCACGGCAAACTCGGCAAATTGGAAGCAGGCGCCCAGAAAGCCGCCGCGGGGCTCTCCGTGGCCAGTGCTGGGGTGGTGGCCATGGGCAAGCAAGCATTCGACTCGGCGTCGGCGTTACAGCAGTCCACGGGCGCCGTAGAAGCGATTTTCAAGGGGCAAGGCGACCAGATCAAGGCCCTAGCCGACAAAGCGCACCAGGCAGTGGGGTTGTCGAAAAACAGCTATCAAGAGTTGGCGTCGATCATGGGGGCGCAGCTCAAGAACATGGGTGTCAGCCAAACCGAGCTTATCGGCACCACTGACGGGCTGATTAAGAAGGGTGCTGACCTTGCCGCAACGTTCGGCGGCACCACCAGCGACGCAGTGAACGCGCTATCGTCCCTGCTCAAAGGTGAGACTGACCCCATCGAACGCTACGGCATTTCCATTAAGGAAGCCAATATCAAGGCCGAGTTGGCGGCAATGGGGTTGGACAAGCTGGAAGGGGAAGCCGCTAAAACCGCCCGTACTCAGGCAATTATGAACCTGCTCACCCAGCAATCCGCCGACGCCACGGGCGCTTTCGCCCGCGAAGCCGACACTGCCGCTGGGCAACAAGAACGCGCCAAAGCCGCCTGGGAAAACGCCAAGGCCACGCTGGGTGAAGCTCTACTCCCCGTGGTTTCTGATGCCGCCCAGCGCTTCGCTGGGCTAGCCCAATGGATAGGCGAACACCCCCGCCTTTTCCAAGCCGCCGCCGTGGCCATTATCTCCCTCACGGGC